TCAAGTGCTAGACCCATATCAATCTCCTTCTGCATCTGCTTATCAATTTCCTTGTATTCTTTTTCAGACTGCTCAAGGATATGTTTACGAACATATTCAATTGAATAATACTTACCAACAAATACATCCATTTGTGTAGCAAGATTAATTCGTGCAAGTTGCATCTCCTTCTCTTTCAATTCATTGAAATGATTATCAAAGAGGAAGTCATATTGAATATGCTCCTTCATATCATCCCAATCTTCAGGAGAAATTACTCCCTTGAGGATGAGTTGCGTCTTGAGAATGTCGTGAAAAAGCTCTCCAAACCTTTTACGCATTCTTCCAATGAACTTGGTAAACTTAAGTTCGTCACGGAGGACTTCTGTTGTTTTACCAAGGTTAAATCCTTTGTTATCATCTGTGAGCCTGGAAGGAGGAAGATTGAGGCTATTATAAAGCTTCTTCCTAAAGTACTCCACATCTTTGAGTTCTCCTAGATTCTGTCCACCAGGTAGGGTGGTGATCTCAGTTCCACGACCACCCTCTCTACGAGGTAACCAGAAATCCTCAAGCATACTCATGTGCTTTTTGTCATCACGAATCTCACCAGTACTTGCATCGTAAACTAACTTGTTACGATACCTTGCCATGACATCACGCAAGTATTGTTCTGCCTTGATCTTAGGTAAGTTACCAACATCAATGTAGAAAATTCTTCTTTCAGGAGCACGTGATAAACGATAGATTACAAGTGCATCTTCAATCATTCTTAATTGATTGAGAGACTTGATTGCCTTGTGCATAAAGCTCAAGTGCATCCTTTTGTTTAAATCTTGTAGACCAGAGGAACAGAAAGCAACTGAATCAACTGCCATCTTAATTCCTTGACTGTTGGACATGTCTCCAACTGGACCTAATGCACCACCCCTTAAATATCCTCTTGGGTTGTACAAATAATAATCAACATACTGACCCCACTCATGTTCCAAGGCACTTCCTTGTACTGACTTTGCTAAGGCAGCATCTGGTGGACTACCAAGTTTTCCTAATTTTTGTCTGACCTTACGCATCTTGATTGCATCAACATAACGCAATTCAAGAATACCTTTCTTGGGATCATCTAAGTCTATTACCTTATGATAAAAAATTCGTCCGTCAATATACCACGAACGAATTATTTCATGTGCTCGGTTATCAAAGTTGAGTAATCTTTTAATATAATCAAATTCACTACGTACCTTCTTCTTGACACCCATACCTATGTCTAGATTTTCTAGATTGATATCCACACAAGAGTCATTATTGTCACTTACAACAAACTCATTCACAATTTCGTCAACAGCAGAATCCACCTCTGGATGAAGAGCCATATCCCTATATCTACGGATTAACTCGTACTCATTCCTAGCGGTGGCATCTGTATCTACATACGTACCAAAATAACCGCCAGCTGCAATAGAGACAGGTTCATCAGCGAGAGGAGGTACTGGTGATTGTCCTTTCTTTTCAGCTTTGCGGTTAATTTGGAAACCAAATAGTTGTCCCATTATTAATTAACTCAATCTTTACCTAAAGATATTTAGGCGATTGCGATTCCGCTTCTTCCAGCAACTGAGTCACTGTCATCAGCAACAGTCCAATATGAATATTGAAATTCAATTGAGAACTCTTCAATCTGATCATTACTGTCATAAGCTAGATCAATTGCAGAAGCACTTGTTGGGAATGCATACCATAACTTGTATGATCTTACAATTTCTCCACCAGATGTATCATCTTTTTCTAGTTGCTTAACAGTAACTGTGCGACCATATTGTGTTGGATCAATAATACCAGCTGTATTTCCTTGATGTGAATTGATTTGCTCTAACCACTTCTCAAAGTAAGAACGTGTCTTAAAGTCCTTATCGTTGATGAATGTAGCAGACCAGTTATCAAATGTTCTGTCTCCAGCAATCTTAACTGTTCTACCTCTGAATGGAACTTCAATAACACCTACGTTAGATGATGGTAGAGCAGCAGATTTACACATGTATGTGACAATCTCGGTATCTTCAGCACCTGCTCCATCAGGAAACTGAATTGATACCTCAAACATATTAGGGCGTACACCCTGACTTACCTTAGAAAGGAAGCTTGAAACATTACTTGTAATAGACATTTTTTTAAATTACTCCTCTTGGTTCTTATTTAGTGAATAGATCAGCGTCCAACTACTTCGCTGAATGAAACTCCAGTACGTGTAGCAGTAAATGTAACTGTTACGTAGTTGATGGAACGAGCAGGTTTGATGAATAATTCAGCAACAAACTCATTACGATCAATCACGTCTGGTGTGTTATTGGAAGTATCACACACAACTAGGAAATCTGTGATACCCTGCTGTGCAGAGATTTCATTTAGATATCCATTGATGTTTGCAAGGAATCCAGAACGAGTAGTTTCGTCATTGATCTCAAAGAGAACAGACTTAGCAAGTCCTTCAACTCTCTTCTCAATGTTGAGGAATAGTCTACGAACATTGATACGATCAAATGCGGATGGTGATGCAAGAGCAGTCTTGTCACCAAAGAGAACAGGACCAGTACCAGGGAATGTAACCACAGGGTTGATTCTATTCTGATAAAGTTCGTCTCTATCTGCCTTGTTTGGATTGTATGCAAGTTTAATAACATTGCGTAATCCACCTCTTGCCATACCAGCAGGAGAAATCCAATCAGCAATTGCACTAGATGTGCTTACACACAATCCAGCAATATCACCGTTGGTAGCAACATAACGATACTTGTCATTGAAGCGGTCATACATGTACTTGTAACCACTATCAAGAACAGCGTAAGATGTTGATGTTATGTTGTTAAAGAAGTTAAGTGTGTTTGTTCTTTGCTGTACAGCAGAAAGAGCAGAACCACCACTACCAATTTGGTTACCACTGTAAGGAGAGACAAATGCTACACAGTCTTTACGTCCAGCAGCAATTGCAACAACCTTCTGTGCTTTAGAAAGTGTATCTTGCTCTGTTCCAAATGAACCACCAGCAAGAACAAAGTCAACCTCTGTTTCCTCTGTGTCTGCAAATAGATCATAAGCAGCACCAACTTCACCAGCAGTATATGCATAGTCGTCAGTACCATTACCTAAGTCTGTTTCATTCTTAGCAACTAAGAGGAACTTACTTCCAGATGCCAAAGCAGCAGAACTAGAACCAATAGCAACACCACCACCAGCTTGTACTGGTTCAATTGTGTTTGCCAAATCATTTCCGTGGAAGATGTATTGTGACTCAAGATTGACAACTTCTTTAAAGTAAGTTGAACCACCTTCAGAACTCTTACCGTCAGATAACTTAGAAAGGTATGTAAATCTTTCTACAACTGTATTAGCAGCACCAGAGACATCTCCAGTTGTGTCAATAACAGCAATGTGAATTTCATCATATGAAATACCACGAGAAGATGCAAATTCAGATGTACCAGGACGAGGACCAACAGCAGATAGTTTCAATCCTGTTGTTCCAATCGTTGTGTTTGTATACCAGTCTTTAACACTATCAACAGCAATGTTATCGTTAGAAACAGTATTGATTGTAACTGTTAAATTTGCAACAGCACCGTTTCCAAGTTCAGCAGCAAGAACTGTTACTGTTTCTGGAACATATCCTGTACCACCATTAACAACTGTACAGCTAGTAATATTACCACTAGCATCAATTATAATCTGAAGTCTCAATCCAGTACCAGTACCTTCTGTATCAGGAAGATCTGTAGTATATGTACCAACCTGTGAACCTTGTCCAGCATAAGCACCAGCAGTAACTGCTGTTACAACACCGTCACCTGGCTCATCAAAGTTATCTCCAGGAGCAATCAGTGTTGATGGATTATCTAAGATAACTGCTAGTTCTTTAGCAGCAGCATCCCAAGAATAAATTCTACCTTGAACACCAGAGGTTGTTGTGAATGCAGTATTGAGTGCAGTTGTTGCTGGAGCAGATGCTAGTGTAAGAATCTGATCAGCACCACGGTCTACAGCAACTACCTTAACTGAGTTACCCCATGTACCAGCAGTACGTGCAGCAAAGATGTTAGCAGCACCAACACCAGCATTCCATTCTGCATCATTACTGATTAATGTACCAACACCGTTAGTAGCGTTGAGAACGCCAGTGCCAGCACGAACTACAGCGAGCCTACCGCCATATCCTAAAAATTCTGATGCGACTAACCAGTCTTCAGCATTAGAATCATTTGGTGTACCAAATGTTCCAATTAATTCCTTTTGACTAGAGATACTTACGATCTCTCCAATCGGTCCTTTCTGAAATGATGATGCAAATGCAGCAGTAAGAGCAGAATCTCCTACAATAACAGCATTGGTTAGGTCACGTTCCCTAAGAACTACACCAGGCGAGACTTGACTTGCCATGTTTTAACTCCTCGTAGATGTTCCAAATTATCTGTAAGTATTTAGAATTTCCAATAAGTCTAGAAGTCAAAGACTCTAGGGGGTGTTTGAATACCCCTAGAAGTTCCACATGTATGCAGCACTCTCTTGAGTATCTCCATAAGCCCAAAGTTCTCCATCACCATCAATGAATGTATCATCACCCATACCATCATCCACAAATCCAAATGGAGCCATGTCCTGTTCTATCTGATCTCTCTGTTCTTCATAAATTCTTCTTCTGACATCTTGATCTGTCATCTCTCTGAAATACTCTTGCATGACCAACCAAGCAAAGAGTACAAGACACATCACTAAGTCATCATGATATCCATCATCCGCTTCCCAACACTGTTTTCGCTGAATGAAGGTTGTTAATTCTCTGAGTATATCAAAGTCTTTGAATGTTAATTTATCATCTTCTATGATTGCTTTAAGATTAGCACACCCTTGTTTCTTAACTGTGATGCTCATCTTCACACCCAGTTGAGTTTTGTTTCCAGAGAACCCTTGACCAACTACTTGACCAGCTCTACCACGCATTGCACACATCAATACGTTAGGATATTCTAAATCATAATTTAATGTTGCTCCAATACTATCTCCAATATCATTTACTTCAATTAAGATATATGGGAACCGATACTCTTTGGCTACGGAATGTATTACAGATGGAAATAGTACAGGTTTGATTTCATTATTCCTGTACTTGGCAACAATTTTATACGGTAACGTGGTAATATCAAACACGACAAAAGCACTGTAGTCGCCACCGATACCTCTGGCAACATCCACAGTGATAATATATTCGTGACCTTCTTCGCTTCTTTTATATACGTCAAGTCCAGCATTGCT